AATCGTTAAAAAATGGCGTTTTCCCGAATACTCAAAATCACCATTTTATATGCAATTATTATTGTGTTTTTATCTTCTGTTTCTGTATAGAAGAAAGGGTTTAAAACAGCATGACAATTAAAACAAGACTCAGTAACAGAGGATAAATTCTCGCATGCCATTTGTCGGGAATACGAGATAAAAAGCGCTCAGAAATCTTCAAACCAATCCAAGTACTACAAATCAGAATAAATGCTGCTTTTAGCCAAATATAACCAATAAAACCAGATTCACTATTTAAAGGTGATGTGAAAGAAAGTGCGATATAAGTGAATGTCGCTGTAAGTGCTAAAGGTAAAGTTAATGCATTAGCCATTGCTGCCGATTGTGCCATTGGCGTTCCTCTACGGCGCAATAAAGGTACTGTCATTACACTTCCACCAACGCCTAAAAAAGCAGCAATAATTCCAATTACAGTACCATTGATGCTTTCTTTTGTGTTGGTCACTTTTTGGGGATTATGAGCGGGAGCCATAAAACCAGGGCGAAAATAGCAGTCTAAAATAGTGACGAAAAGATAACCAATAAAGATCCATTTTATCCACTCACCTTCAACCGTTAAAGCGAGAAGCGCACCTAAGATCCCGCCAAAAGCGATACCGACAAATAAAATGGACATGATGTTCCAATCAAGCCTTTTGGCTTTATGGTGTTTGATCGTTGTGACTGTTGCAGAAAACAACATAATTAATGCAGAGGTAGCAACCGCGATTTGCATAGCATGTTCAGCAGGTAAACTGTCTATTCCCCAGACTGTCAGAATAAGTGTATAGAGTAAGGGAACTGTGACAAAGCCACCACCAAAGCCAAATAACCATGTTGTGATGCCAGAAATTAAACCAAAAGAAATCAGCCAGAGTGTCATTTTAAATCTCCTGTTGAGTCAGGAGATTAACAATATAGAATAATGTGATGGCTTACCCACGCGATAATGACAAATTCATATGAATTTAGGACATTTTAAATATTATGCGTAATATCGATATCAACAGTGTGGATAATCTTCCTCGTGATATTTTAGCATTAGGCTCTGATTATCCTTATGACACATTACTTGAAGCTCACCATCATCGACGAGCACAATTTTTATATGCCCCTAATGGGGTAATGAAAGTTAAAACGGAGGATGGTCAATGGATTGTATTACCTTACAGTGGTGTGTGGATCCCAGCAGAAAAAGTACATCAAGTGCTAATGTTAGGAAGTTGTACTTATAGTCTCTATATTGAGCCTAACAAAATTCCTCGTTACTCAGAATATTGTGAGGTTTTACAAGTTTCCCCTTTGCTACATCAGTTATTACTTTCAGCTAATGAACTTCCTTTACTTTACGATTTAGGTGGGCGAGATAGCGCATTATTGACTTTGCTTTGTCATGAATTAGCCCAGGCCAAGCCATTACCTTATTTTACGCCATTACCACAACATGCTTTATTAGATGAATTGTGTACTGAATTTATGTCACAACCCAATATTCGTACGACACCAGAAATGTGGGCTGAAAAATTAAATAAGAGCTTACGTACTTTTACTCGTCTTTTTCATAAAGAAACAGGGCTTTCTTTTCGAGATTGGCGACAAAAAGCGTGTTTAATGTATGCGTTAACGGCTTTAAAAAAAGGTGATTCAGTGACTGAGATTGCTTTAGAACTGGGTTATGAAAATCCGAGCGCCTTTAGTGCAATGTTTAATAAAGAGATGGGATATTCACCGAAATATTTTTTAAAACAATTGAGAGTTTTAAGTTAAATCACATTGTTCAAAAAAGAAACAAAAAAATTCCTTCCAATATCAGTGCGTTAAAACTTGATTAATAGAGAGTGAGGGGGGTAAAATACAGGTCATCCATAAGTTATACAGTACCTACCTACGCATGTTCCCTTAGTTAAATGGATATAACGAGCCCCTCCTAAGGGCTAGTTACAGGTTCGATTCCTGTAGGGAACGCTCTTAATCCATTCGCAACAGTTCGCCCACGTTCGCAAAATCCCACAAAAACCAATACACACAGTAATTTCTTTTCCGTTGTAGTTCGCATTAGTTCGTTGACAACCGCCATCTTTATTGGGTAAATATTGGGTAAATTTTTTTACCCAGCGAGATTTTACCCAAAATGCTAACTGTAAAGCAGATATCATCATTTAAAGCAAAAGATAAACCGTATAGGGTTTCTGACGGTAACGGCCTTTATCTATTTATACCAGTAACAGGAGTCAAAGCTTGGCAGATGAGATATCAGTTTATGGGTAAAGAAAAGATATATTCTCTTGGCAAGTTGTCAGAGCTATCTCTGCAGGAAGCAAGAGAAAAAGTATTTGAATTAAAAAAAGAGCTGGCAAAGGGAATTGATATCAATCAAGCCAAAAAAGAAGAAAGCAATAAAGATCTGTTTGTTGATGTTTTTAATGAATGGTTTGATTACAAAAAAGACACATGGTCAGAAAAATACAGAAAAGAGCTTCAATCTATGTTTTCATCCGATATCTTACCAATTTTAGGTAATTACAAGATGGATGACATCGCGCCAACATTGCTTTTAAAGGTAATAAGGAAGTTCGAAGAAAGAGGAGCGATGGAGAGAGCTAGTAAGGCTAGGCGTAGATGTGGGGAAGTGTTTAGATATGCAATTATTACAGGTAGAGCAAAGTACAATCCAGCTCCCGATTTAGCTGATGCAGAAAAGGGATACAGAAAGAAGCATTTCCCGTTCTTAACTAAAGAGCAGATCCCTGATTTTAATAAATCACTTCAATCTTTTACTGGCAGCATTATCAGTAAACTAGCTACCGAATTCTTACAATATACAGCAGTAAGAACAAAGGAAATGAGAAACCTATTATGGTCTGATATAGATTTTGATGGAAAAACTATAAACATTAGACCGGAGGTAATGAAAAGTAGAAAGCCTCATATTGTTCCTATGTCAAAGCAGGTTGAGTCTCTTTTGCTAAAAATGAAATCAATGACAGGTGATATATCAGATTTTGTTTTTGCTGGAAGAAGTGATAAAAGAAAGCCGATCAGCGAGAACTCTGTATTAATGGTTATCAAACAAATCGGCTATGATGGTTTGGCGAGTGGACACGGCTTCCGCCATCAATTCAGTACAATATTGAATGAACATGGGTTCAACCGTGATTTAATAGAAAGGCAGTTAGCGCATGTTGATAAAAGCACCATTCGAGGCGTTTATAATCATGCTGAATATCTGGATAAGAGAAGGGAAATGATGCAATGGTTCGCTGATTACATCGATGAAATATCACGATGACATCAACTTTCTTTTAAGCTCTAATACATCTGAATACAACCATCTTGCCCTACCGTGTATCTTTGTTGATTCCGGTAGTTTTCCTTCTTTTATGCGATCGTAAATAAATGTTTTCTTAAATCCAGTGTCTGACATAATAAATTTTAAATCGACTAGTGAGTCTGGTTGCAATCTATTCATCTTTCTCTTCCTTTTGCAGATTTCTGATGTATTGGCACATAACATCTTTTGTGTTGTACTTTGTGTGATTTAGAGGCTTAAACTTTGGTGTGTATTTATCGAGGATCTGAGTTGTTAGTTTGTCGTTGGGTATTCCGTGGCTTCTGAGTTCGATGAGGCATTCCTTTGCTATTTGCCTTCGTGCGTTTTCCATTGCCTGTGCATTCATAGTCTTTGCCTTTTATTACGCAAAGTGACCATATATGATTTACGACAGTTTTCTATTTCGACTGGGTAGATATTCTTTCCTATCTTTATTTTGTGGCTAACGATTATTCCAGTTCGATTATATTTCTTTTTATGGGCTTCCAGTGCCTCATTAATAGCAATCCTTTCTGTGGGCGTGACTTCACCGCGAATTATTAATCTCATAATTCACCTATGCTATTTTCCATTCATTTAGTATTTTATTGCCGATATTAATTAACTCGTCTCTATCGACAGTATTAATTATCTTTCGTGGTTTGATGTATGGTCGCCATATTAAAAGCATTGATCCTTTATTATTTCCATTGACGGGCTTGTTTGTTCCTGCATTGATAAAAGATATTCTTCCTCCTGTAATTAGTCTCACTTCATCAACTGTTTCTAATGCAGAATTAAACCAACCGACAGAAGTATCAGCAGGAATTAACATCACGACAGGCTGCAATTGCTTTTTGCATTGTTCGTCGGCTTTATTAATCCAAGGCTGAATATCTGAATAGGGAGGATTAATCCAAATAGCACCGTAGCTTTCCCAGTCGCAATTTAACGAGTTGTCTTTTTCGGTGAGATAATGAGAGCAGAGTGCATTATTTTTATTAGCGGCGGCATCTAAATAGAAACCGAATTCAGCGTCCAGTGCTGTGAATAAAGGTAGGGGAGTTTGCCATCTATCACGCAATTCCTTTGGTGTGTGGCTACCTCCGTAGTCAGCTTTCATCCTTGTTATCACCTATATTAAAAGGCAATCCATCTGCTTCCATTGGCTTTATGTGAGTAAACGTACAGGGGATAATTACACCACCGAACTCCTGCGCAAACATTAACGCCTGCTTTGCCTGAAGAGAGACATATTGCTTAGGTAGAGCTATTTGATATGTAACACCATCAATTAAAACTAACGTCGTCATTGCTTGAACTTGTTTCATTAATTAACTCCCAATATTCACAAGTATTTTTCTTAATAATTCCACCTGCTTCCAAGTGACTAATTACACAACTAACCTGACTTTTAGAGTATTCAGGACTACATAAGTAATATAATTCATCTATGGTTAACTGATTATTTTTTAAGTAGACTAATTATTTTATCTTTTAATTTTGCTCATTTTCTCATTACCTCACCACAAATAACTTTCAACATTCCTCACTGACATTAAATATTCAGCACGTTTTATTGCATTCCGATTGCGTATAAATATCTTCCGTTACGGGCACAGCAGAACCCTGTATTAGCATGAGTAATACATATCCGATTATTTGCATGGTTATTTACTTTTGAATTAAATCAGCACGAATATATAATGTGTCAGTTTGATGAATTCTATCTGCACACCAAGTTACATCGTCACTACGTAAATTAACTGGAAATTCAGGTTTATTTATCTCCTCTGGCTCGGGGTCAACTTGTAGCCATATTAATTCTGGTGCGGTAGGGCAATTAATGCTTTCTGGTAGATTATTAATTAAACTCTCGCGTGATGCTTGCCATACAATAAATAGTTGCTTCATAACGAACTCAATTAATGGCTCATCGTAGTCTTTCATTGTTGTTTCATATTCGTCATTAAACCACTCTTCAAACTGCTGTCTTGATTTATCCATCACTCCACCTTTTTAAATTCAATCACCCATACCCATTCGTTATTAATCCAGCTATCTTCGCCGTAAATATCTATCCATGCATCAGCGAATTTATCGTACGGTGTGAATGTCTCGCCGCCGCTGTCTGGGTCACTATAAGTAGGTCGCCACCCAGTAAGCTCAAATCCTTCAGCGTGAGCATCATCCTGTGATATCTCCTGAACTTGCTGAACCCAAACATCAGTAATTTCAATTTTCCCTTTGATAATACCGTCCTTGTCTGCAAAATTGATGATGTCGCCTGAATCACCGTATGGGCAATCAACATCAATGAATCCAGCCTGCCACGCCGAGTTAACCACCTGACCAAGTGTAAAACCCTCTGCGATTGCACCCATCTGTTTTAAATGCTCTTCGTTGAGTTTTGGCTGGGGATCAATAGGTCTGCGCGTCTGAGTTTTTCTGCCATCCATGACAGCCGTTAACATGACATTGTTAAACTTGATTCTGTCTTTCATCACTCCACCTTTCTATATCCAGCTTTATATAAGCGTTCGGCGTACATATAAGCAGTAGCCATACCTAAATCAATTAATCCTTTATTACCAGCAGAAATAACAGCTGCGATACGTTCTATTTCTTTTTTAGCTATATGCTTACGCTTTTCATCTGCCATTTCCTTCACCAAATCTGAGCACTCGAAGCAAATATTTGCCGCCTGACCTTGGATTAAATTATCTTTTCCGACATTACCACCACAAAGATTGCAAACATTCTTAGGGTCTGGTTCTGGTAGTGTAAATTTCATAAATTGCCCATAATGTGTAAAACTGTTCATATTCATTCCTCTGGTTGCACCCACCAATCACAAACATTAGCAATGAAATCGCCGATAAGTTGATCTTGCTCTTTCTCCGTAAGTTTGTTCCATTCGTCTTCTGTGATATCGAGTTCAGTTTTGCATTCAGACCCGATATTGTTAGTTGATGCGTGTAAATACATTTGCTTGCTCATATCTATCTCCTGTTTGCATCCTTGCACTGAATAATGGTTATATCCTTTGGTTAAATCACTTAAATAGCGTGGCGTGGGTAGGTGTCTATTGAACGATTTTAATCAGAATGGCGCATCATCATCAGTAGATTGTGGATATCCGTAACCCTGATTTGATTGTGATTGCTGTCTGCGTTCATCCTTATCTTTTAATGAGGCAAGAATTTTATCGATGGTCACAGCAGGTGCATTATCAATCTTTTCTGCTAACGTTTGGCGAGTATCAGCAAAGAATGGAATTTTAATATCAAAGCTATATGTTTCATTGCCATTTGTTTTTGTTTTTAATACTTTTTGCAAAACAAGTCCTACACGTTTACCGCTAAATTCTGGTGCAATAAAATGATTTTCTCCCACTTTAACTTGAGTTAATTGCTGTACTCCAGAGCAGCCCATAATTGCATTAATTAGGTTATGACCAAATTTATTTACTTCCCCATCTCTCTTTGTGCTGTAGATACTAAGATAATTAACCTTTCGTCCATCATCTTCCTCGCCTGAAAATTCAATAAATTTAGCCCCGCTTTCTGACATACCTAACTTTGCTTCTGAGATAGTAATAACATAAGCACCAGACTCATTGATAAAACCACCTTGTCCAGCAGCTAAGGCATCATCTTGATTATATGTAAAAATCACATTACCATTCATGCTACATTCTCCATTTCTTTATTTTTTTCAATTTCGTAATATTCGCAAATTGCATCATCAACTGCGTTTAAGTCGTTTTCTATTTCGTGGGATTCAAACATCCCCATTGGTGATTTAACCGTATCGTTACCGCTATTCTGTGTTGAGAATAGGTACTGACCATCCTTGACCAGTGTTTTAAGCACGATAGTAAACATTCCTTCCACGGTTATTTTTTCATCAAGCATCCTGCCAATGGTTTTCATTTTTACTTTACCCATTTGCGTTTCTTCGGTATGAGCTAAAAAGTAAACCCGTACATCATCAGGTGTGCCACTGATTGCTGCGTTAATCACATTCCATGTGTGAGCACCAATTTCTGTGAATTTATCAAATGATTTTTCATCAGAGCGGCGCATGAATTCGTTAGCCATTAGGTACTGAAAATCGTCAATAATGATTATCTTCTTACCGTATTCACTAGCTTTTGAAATAAATGATGTTATTAATTCCCATCTATCGCATACAAATATTGATGTTTTAGGATCTTCCTTGTTCCATGGCTTCCATGCATTTGAGCGAAACGGCAACGGCTTCCTTACCGTCTGAATTAATAATGTTTCTTCTGGTTTTATATTGCGTAGACTGGCACTTTTCCCTGTTCCAGACTCACCAATAATTAACGTTGCTGTTCCCATAATTAGTTACCTCGATAACCAGTAATTAATACTAAATTCAACATCAGGATCTAAATCGGATTGACCTAGTAGCCAAGTTAAATACCCTGAGTTCTCTTTTTTAACTTCGGCAAATGTCATTCCTTTGTACTTACCGAAACGCAACTTATTTAATAGTGATGGCTGACTTGTTATTTCTAACATTTCCTTATCTGACCACCCTGAATCGTCCTTGATTCGTTTAAACAATGATGCTGTAACAATGCAGTCATATAGCGCTCTGTGTGCGTGTAATCCATCTGGCACATGAACATTCAGCTTTAGTGCGTAACGTAGATATTGATTGTTGTGGCTCTCTAACTCTGGATATAAGCGCCTTGCCAGCTTTAACGTACAAATAAACGGAGCATCCATTTCCGGCATCATTCGCTTATCGAACTCGGCATTATGTGCAACTAGGTAATCAGATCCTTTGTAATTACCGATAACGTCATCAATAAGTGGAGAATCAGCAATCATTTCATCGGTGATGTGATGGATTGTCATTGCGCTTATTGAGATTGGTTTCTGTGGGTTTACAAAGTGGGATTTCTGAGATGTGTAATCAATTTGATTGTTGTTAATGTCGATGCTTGCAATCTCAACTATTCCACTGTCAAAATCACAAGTCTCTGTATCTACTACTCGATATGTCATATTAATCCCCCAAATATTGACCAGAACGACGATCACTTCCGTAGTAATCGACTTCAAATTTATTACTCGGTGCAGAATTCCTTTCTGCATCGCGTAATGCCTGAATATGAGCAGGTAGAGGAGGGTGATTTTTCGATGCGTCCAAGTTCATGTGTAGTAGCTCCATTGCTAGTCGCTTTTCTCTCTCCTTCACGCTCGTATTTGGCAAACGCCCCTCAATCATTGCAATAGCTTGAGCCAGCGCTTCCTCTCTGTTTTTTGCTAGTGATGATGTTAGGCGAGGGTATTTATCGGTAGGGTATGAGCTAGAAACGTTCATTGAAAATCTCCTGAAAAATCCTTTGCTGGTATCGACAGTCCTTGTCGTCCTAACACTTCCGTTTGATACATAAATTCATCGTGTTCGCGTTCCTGCGATTCTTTACGCTTCCTGCGTAATTCTTCTATCCATTGTTGATGTCTTGTCACGCAACCCTCCTTAGTGGCGCTAACTTAGAAATAGGGGCATCCTTACTTGCTTCATTGACAATCCTGTCAATCTCTTCCTTGTCGAACTGCATAATCCATTGCAGTGCTTCCACGGGGTCGATTCCCGTTAATTTAGCCAAGTCAGCGAAACTTCCTATCTCAATACTGAGCTTGCTACTTTCGTCAAATTCCATGACTGTTTTGCCGTCTACTACCCAAGTTCCGTTCGAGTAGCTGTATGAAATTTGCATAATCACCTCAGCTTACAAATGTCGGTATTACGCCAACGGTTGTCACAATGACCACGGCTAAACTGAATAACCATGGGCTTGTACGTTTATTCTTACGTGCTTGAGGTGTAGTGATACGCACCGCCATGCAATCACGCATAGTGATGTAATATTCTGATTTCATTTTTACCTCGCTAGGTGAGCGATAGGGTGGTTATCTGGTGTTGGTGCGGTGGGTTACTGCTTTGCTGGTTCTGGTAATTCCTGCCAGTGAGTTGCTATCACTTCTTGTCCAAGTCGATTAAATCTATTACCCTTCACTCGGCTCGCTTCAACAACATTTCCGTATATTGTTGTGATAAGAACTCGTTTACTTGCTAACGGAAGTTCATCATCACAGCGAATCCAGCCGTTATTATCATTTGCCATTTCCTATGTTCCTTATGTGCGTTTAGAAGTTTTTGGCATGATATTCTTCGAGCAAATTGGCGATATCAGATTCTTTAAATGAACCGCCATGCTCACCGCTTGGCTCTTCTATCCAAAGCTGACCATCACCAAACTGTGAAATAGTCATCTTACCGATAGTTACTGCTTGAATTGGCTTGTTGCGTCCTGCCATCGGATTACTTTCTGCTTCTGTGAATTTCATAATTAATTCCTTATGTGCGTATTCCTCACTATTAATAGTGATATGAATGATTAAGTGGTGGGTTACTGCTGACCGAGGGCTTTTGCGATTACAGCGTCAGTGGTATCTAAATTGTCGTCATCATCTGGTTTATAGCTTGCAATTTTATTGCGAAGTCTTATTAACTGCTCTAATAACTCTGGTGCTGATGCGATTAGATGAGCATCTTCTTCTTTAATTTCAGTGAGAAAGGATGCTACAACGTTATGATTATCATCAATCAAAAGAGAGTTTTTAATTACTCCGCCCCTTAAATGCCACGGCGCTGGACTATGCTTAAACTCCATACATCACCCACTAGCCTTTAACATTGCATTCATAGCTTCGGCGGCTAGATAATCTCTAAAAGAAATATCAGCCAACATCAATTCTTTAACTTCTGTTTTGTCTGTCATACTCCCTCCGTTATTCCTCTGTTTCATCTGGCTTGACGGCTGTTTCGATATTTACCGGACCATACAATACGCCAACCAGACCAGCGCTTAATTCCCAATAGTCAGGAATGCTGTCATTGAAATATTCAGGTGTAATTAAGTGCTTTCCATCGTCACTCAACCAAGCAAAATCAATATCGTTTGTATTTCGATACCAGAGATATGTCTTTCCATGTTCCATATCTTCAAAATCAACTTCTGGAATGCGTTCCATCTCTATCTCCTATCTATTAATCAACTCACCACAGCCCACAGAATGGACTGTAATTAGTTAACTGTGCCTGCTTTTAACCACGTCAGGCGAGGTGGTTTCCTTCCTTTCCACAGTCAAGGAAAATTGATATATTGGTTATTCCACAGTCAAAATAAGGAATGTTTTAAATGGCAAGCTATCTTGTAAGAATTGAAATTTATGATGCAGATATAGATGATTATAATTCACTTCATGAATCCATGGAGTTTTTGCACATGTATAAATATTTTGATAACAACGAAGGGGTAAGAAAAGATCTCCCTGATGGAACTTATGTCGGTAATTCTGGTTTATCAGCAGTTAATTTAAGAAATGAAATTAACAAGTTTGCAAATCCACTATCTTCTCAGTCACCATCTATATTTGTTTGCGAATTTAGCAACTGGGCATCACTCTTATACCCCCATAATACCAAGCCCTGAATCTAATTCAGCGATTCCGGTTGGTAAGCTGGCTTGTCTGTTATTAATTAACTTTACAACCAGCTTTATTGCTTCTTGTCGTGAAACGCCTTCATTTTCTGCGACTGTATTGATTAAATTCTCTAATTCTTCCATTGCACTTCTCCTATCTCGCCGTAACCCCGAACTCACTGCTCGGCTGTTTTGTTTTAACTCCTGAAAATACTGCTACATTAGGTAAGCAACAGTTATCTCCACTGGGATAATGCTTTGTTGGTTTGAGAGAGAGAACAGGGCGTTCTTTCTTCTCTTTCACTGAGTTAGCTTTAGTAATTTCTTCCTCTTTCAGTTTGTTAGCTCTGAAAGATGCATATCTAGCGTATTGCCTAGCCTTGAATGAGTTGCTGTTAACTTTCTTAACGCTAACTGGTGTTGGATTGCCTTTAAATTTTTTTGGCGGTTGATAGTAAATTTCCACATAACCTCCGTTATTCTTTTACTTACCATAGGTCACTCATTGAATGACCTATAATTAGTATTCTTGCGCTTACATACCTAACATCTGCCAGTGTTGCCTATTCCAATCTGTAATCACTCTCGTGCAGTAGTAACATTCTCACTAACCAGATCGTGCCTAGTGATACGTCGCATTTTTGCGTAAGGGTCTAAACAGGGTAGGTATGCTGTTCCGACTTTCCAAATTATTAAAGAACATTAGGCTGTATTTCATGTTGCTTGCCGTTGATGAGTTATATTTAAAACCATAGTTGTTTTATTGTCAACAACTAAAGTTGTTTATAATGGTGTTTTTATATTACTTTGGTTTTATTTGGTTGTTTTTGTTGGTAATTTATTTTCAAATAAATCTTAGATTGGAATGCAGATCACTTTTTTGGCGGGGTGAGGGTACAAAAAAAG